GCGCCGGAATGACCGACGCTCCAATACGCGCACTAAGCGCCCCAATTCGCACTGCACTCGCGCCTTTCGCCGGTTTAAATCGGCGAATTCAGGTTTATCTTTCAGCTGACGCCACGTATATGGGCCGAGAAGGAACCCGTTTTCGTCGGCGACTTTGTTATCCATGCGCTGCCTCGGCGTGCGCAATTGCATCATCCGTCAAATAGCGCTTTAAGCTATTGCCCATCGCGAACAGAAGAAACCGAAGAGGCGGAACCTCGCCAACGTAAGCATAAGCTTCCAGGCAATATTTGTGCGTGATATACGGCCACAACTCGAAATTCTCAGCCGTCTTCGCCCAATGTGGCGAAACGCGACTTGTACGTCGATGAAAAGCTTGTCCGATGCCGCCTGCAATTTCGCGGATGCGTACCTGATTCGCCTCGCGCTGCTGTTCGGTCAACTTGTGCGGGATAGCCTTGAAGACTGGCGCAGGAGCATTGCGGCACATATTGCGGAACTCAATCAGATTAGGCGCGCTCTCTGGCAGGTTAGCCAGCGCATAGGCTATAGATCCGTTCTTGTCGGTCTGTTTGCCGTCTTCGCCCATATCAACGAATCCGCCAAGTTCTTCGCGCCAGGCCTGCATAGCCAAAGCGATTCCCTTGTCAAGCTTGCCTGCTGGCGTATCGATCAGCTCGCCGGATTTGAACTTTCCCTCAAATTCACGTCCATAGGTCGCAGTCAGTCGCTCAAAAATCTTAGCTGCCCAAGAGTGTGGTAGAAGCGGTTTCAAACCGTCCATTGCCGTCGTCTCCTAGTTGTCCAAATGCTCGTATAGTGTTGTGCACAGCGCGCGTGCCTTCCATGTAATCGACGCGATTTCCATTCTGCTTTTGTGCATCATTGTGCAACCAATCAGCCTTGAATGATGCCCATCCGCGCTCTGCGCTGATCTTGATCGCCACGGCAAGGGATAAGCCAGCACGTTTTGCTTCTGCCGCAATACCGTCAAGTGCTGTCTGTGTAAGCGGCATACGCTTCTGCTTACGTACTGCCAGCCAATCATTGGCATGCTGCTCAAGCACGTCTAAAGCTTTCAAGTCACTTACGGAAATAGTCTTGGAGCGCTTTGCGCGACTATCTTCTACGTCAGTAGAAGATATATGGTTAATGGTTAATGGTTTATGGTTAGGTGGCGGTTCGTGCACGACGCTCGACGCTTCGTGCACGCTTCGTGCTCTGTCATTTCGGCGCTTCTCTTCGCGGTCATTAGCTATCTTCTTGTTTTTAATGCTTTTTTCGTGAAAGTTTGCGATTTCTTCTTCTATTCGAGCTTGCTTATACACTTCGCCATCGAAGTCAAAGAAATGTTCAAGAATGAACTCTACTGCGGCAACTTCCTCGGGTGTTCTAGCCCAGGCCCATTTAATTGCCTCAGCTTTCGTAGGGAAGCGTTCACGGTCATAGCACGCATCGATAAGGAGCGTGTACGCTCCGTGCTCAAGCATCGACAAGCGGCCCGCTTTTTTTGCATAGTCTCCGAGATGACGCTTGTAGTAATGCATGCTCAACGCCCGGATGTGCCGTTGGATTCTGCTTCAACGATGCGCAAGCGGCGCTTGAACTGGCTTTCATGTTGATCTAGGAACTTTTCTATCGCATCAGCCGTCGCCGCGCCTGGCGTGACTTCCATGGCGATGATGCGGCTAATCGTGGACTGAGCAATTCCCGATCCTGCCGCTAGTTCGCTTTGGTTCAAGCCACTCTTGCGAATGCGCGTCAGGATGCGTCGTACTGTAGGTGTCATGTGGATTGCCTCGTGAAGTGATTTCATCATATGCACGTCTGCATTATTTTGCAAGCATTTCGTGGTGCGCAGATTTTATATTCTTCCGGCAACAGTGCGTAAACGGTTCGTCTGCCCTGCAATGAACAATAGACAAGCTGTTGTTCCATATATGGAATGATCCGTTCCGCCTATGCAAAACATCATCGTTGATGACTAACTTTCTGCATCATTTGCACAGCATGAGCAAATTTATCTTGCGTTTTTATGCACGCTTGCATATGATGACAACATCAACAACGGAGACGCCCATGATACTTATCGACCTCAAAAAGCCACTTAACGCAGCCGACCTACCGGTGGTATTACCGACCAATGAAGCCGCCGCCGTCATCAATCGCGCGCCTCAAACCCTGCGCAAATGGGCCTGTCTTGAGAACGGCCCGATTCGTCCTATTCGCATAAACGGTCGTCTCGCGTGGCGTGTCGCCGACCTGATGGCTCTGTTAAATGGAGAAGAGGTAAAGTCATGATCATCACCTTCCACGCATGCGGCATGGACTTCGAGGCAGAGGTAGATTACGTGCCTGGCTACGCAGCGGTCATGACCATGACGAACGGCGATCCAGGCTGGCCCAGCGAAGACCCTATGATAGAAATCAACTGGCTCACAGCCATCGTATCGCGTAAGGGTCAAATCGAGCGCTGGCCTGCTGGGTTCATGCTTGAGAGCGATGAGCTGTTCCCGCAGATAGAAGATGCGGCGCTTGCTACTTGTCAGACGCGTATCGAACGTCTAGACGGCTGGCGCGAAGAAACGTGCGATGAGCACTTTTAAATAAATCTTGCATAACCAACGGAGACGACATTGATTACAACGACACTCAAGGCTTTGCGCGCAAACGAAGCTTGCGTTGAAGGCTACAACAAGCTTGTGCGCCATCTGCAAGGAAAGCCGTTCACGGACCAAGACAACGCCCGTGATACACATATCCGTTTCGCACACAAAGACCCTATCGCGCTGGGCGTGATTCTGGATAGCAACGGCATCGACGATGCGTTGTGGTCTCTTCGTGCCTGCGAACAGACGCGTGAGCTTGTGCGTGCTGAGCGCCTATTCGGCGTTTGGTGCGCACGCCAAGTGCAGCACTTGATGACCGATCAGCGAAGCCTGGATGCGCTTGATGTTGCTGAGCGGCATGCAAATGGCGAAGAGACTGATGAGGAATTGGCTGCTGCCAGTGCTGCTGCCAGTGCTGCTGCCAGTGCTGCTGCCAGTGCTGCTGCCAGGGCTGCTGCCAGTGCTGCTGCCAGTGCTGCTGCCAGTGCTGCTGCCAGTGCTGCTGCCGGTGCTGCTGCCGGTGCTGCTGCCAGTGCTGCTGCCAGTGCTGCTGCCTGGGATGCTGCCAGTGCTGCTGCCTGGGATGCTCAAGCCGCCAAGTTCCGCGAGGTTTTCTGCGGTGATTCGATTAATACGGAATGCCTGAGGATGCCCACAAAGGAACTGTGCAGTGAATGCGTCTAAGTACGCCTGCCACAACCGCATCATCAAGCGCACCGTGGTTCACAGCCACGGTGCGCCGCGATGGAATCATGTAATGTCAACGGATTGCCGATATGACCAGAAGCTTGCGGATAGCAAATGCTTTGGGTGCCGGCACAAGGAGCCTGATAGAAAATGAACATTACTCCAGAAAAAGAAGCAGAACTTCGAAAATTTGCTTCTAAATGCGGAATTGATGTACCTCACGATGAAGGGTTCCGCGTATTTGTAATTACCATTTATGAAGAATGCGCAGATTTATGCGATGCCTATGCAACTGAATTAAGCAAAATTCCTCTTGGATTTTGTTATGGACCTAATGGCGAATCAAAAAATATTGGCGCATCTGATTATAAATTAGAGGCTGCGCTGACACTTTCTGCGCGTATCCGTGCCTCGTATGTAGATGACAAGGAATTTCATCGCATTGGATATGGCGAATGAAAATTATCAAACAAGGTAAGCGTCCAGAAGATCGCATATGGGACGGCACGTGCACTAATTGCGGCTCAATACTTCAGGCGCATCAGCATGAACTTAATATCACGCACGATCCAAGGGATGGTTATCTTGGAGACGCAGAATGTCCGGTGTGCGAACGGCGCGTGTTTTTTTATATCAACGAGAGCGAGGCGATATGATTACCGAACAGCAACGCCAACGCCGCGCCAATGGCATCTTCGCCTCTGACGTCGCGCGCATCATGACCGGTTACGGTGTCGAGGTCGCGCTTGAGAAGATGGGTGAGCGTGAGCCGATGGATTTGGACGATATGCCTAGCGTGCAGTTGGGGAATGTTCTAGAGGGGCCAGTGCTAGATGCGTATGAGGCGATGGGAACCATCAGGCTGATGCGGTCGCTTGATACGGCTTTCCATCCGCAACATAGTTGGCTTGGATGCCATCTAGACGCTCTAGAACCGTTCGCTAATATCGTGGTCGAGGCCAAAGCATATAGCGTCTTCAATCGCGGAGATTGGGGTGAGCCCGGCACGGATGAAGTACCGCTGGCGAGGCTATGGCAATGCATGGCGCAGATGGCTATTTATGGTTCACCGCAAGCTGATATTCCCGTGTGTTGGGTGCATGAGCGCAACCTTACGCAGTTCTTGACCAAGGGAACGGTCGAGATTGAAACCTTCGTCGTTATGCGTCATGCCACGCTAATTGAACGCATGGTGAATGAATGCGGTGAAGTGTGGCATCGCGTACAGCAAGGCCGCTTGCCAGATCCGGTCAAGCTGGGCGATGCGCGGCTGATTTACCGCCAGGATAACGGCAGCAGCATCGAGGCCAGCGATGACATCGCGTCTTTGGTCGTTGAACGGCAAAATTTTGCATTGCAGGAAAAAATCGCCAAAGAAGCCAAGGAAGAACTGCAAGACCGCATCGAGCGTTACATGGCGGAATCGTCCGAGCTGACCTATAAGGGTCGCATCATGGCTACATGGAAGAAGGCCAAGGATTCCGAAAAGCTGGATGTGGACCGACTCAAGCTGGAGCGGCCGAATGTGTATGCCGCTTATCTCAAATCGCAAGCAGGATCGCGGAGGTTTTTAGTCAAATGAATCTTGAATTGATACGCGAGGCGCTGGATATTGCGCATGACTTGGCGCAAGAAAAAGCCCGTGAAGTGCACGTTCGGCTGGAAGGATACAGGACACATGCACATGCCGCCGTCGATGCAGATGTCGCAAAGATAGAAGAAGCGCACGCAGAGTTGATGGTAATTGGAAACCAGATTCTTGATCTGTACATGAACCAGATAAATTCTGGTGAACTTGAAGCAAACGCCAAGCGCTATCGCTGGCTACGCGATACAGGATCGGCAACGTGGCGAACCTTTCAAAGCCAATGGCAAATGAGCGCAGATCAGTGCGATGCGGCGATTGACGCAGAAATGCAACGATACCAGTATAGCGACCGATCCGTAGCGCAATCCGAAGGCAAGCATCCTGCGCCGTGTGCACGCTTCTGTGAGGCGCAAGCGTTCAACCTGGAGCTGAAGGCCAAGGATCGTCGCATTGCCGAGCTTGAAGCTGACGCTAAGCGTTATCGCCACATTATAGCTAACTGTTTCGTAACTGAGGCGGCCATGCAACAGTCCAAAAATCCCAGCGCGCGCGCTTGACATCTATTCGCATACGCGTATAGTGATGACATCACAACGCAACACGGAGACGAACGTGGCAAAGAAAAAGGTACAACCACCTGAAGTCATCACTACCTATAAAGGCTTCGACCAAAACATGCGGTGTCGTGGTTTTCAGTTCGAGGTAGGCAAGGAATATAAGCACGAAGGAGAAGTCAAAGCATGCACTGGTGGGTTCCATGCATGTGAACATCCTCTTGACGTTTTGCGCTACTACCCTCCTAACACAAGTCGGTTTGCCATCGTACAGCAGCACGGCGATCTATCCCGCCACGAAGAAGATACGAAAGTAGCGAGCCGTAGCATTACCGTTTCGGCGGAAATCAATCTCGCTGGACTGATCAAGGCAGCAATCGAATACACAACTAGCCGATGCTTGCCAGTTGACCCTAAATCGCCTGCATTTTCTGATGTAAAAAACGGCGCGGCTACGGCGTCTGGCCCCAGTGGCGCGGCTACGGCGTCTGGCCCCAGGGGCGCGGCTACGGCGTCTGGCCCCAGGGGCGCGGCTACGGCGTCGGGCTACAGTGGCGCGGCTACGGCGTCTGGCCCCAGGGGCGCGGCTCAAATCCTTCCTAAGGATGATGTAAGCGCACAACATGCGGTTGCTATGGCTACAGGATGTGCATCCAAAGCACGCGCGCCGGAAGGATCGGCAATCGTCTGCGTATATCGCAATGATGAAGGCGAACTTATCCATATTCGCGCCAGCAAGATTGGCGAAAACGGTATCAAGCCCAACGTATGGTATTCGCTGGATGAAAACGGCGAATTTATCGAAGTTTAGGAGACGAACGAATGAGCACAGCAATGACGCTGGCTGATCAATCACGCCAGCAAACCCAACTTGCCGCCGTTGAAACGAGCGGCAGCGCCGCAGCGGCACAAGCCAAAGCGCAAGTCGAGGCGCGCTATGTGATTGCATTGCAACGCCCGCGCAACATGGACCAAGTACGTATCGATTTGCTGAGTGAGTGCAAGCGGCCATCGTTCGCGAACAACAAGTCAGCCTATTACCGAAAGCCAATCGGCCAGGGCGTGGAAGGCTTGGGCATCCGCTTCGTCGAGGTCGCGCTGCGCTGCATGAAGAACGTCTTGATCGAGACGTCTATGCAGTACGAGGACGAGCTGAAAGAGATTCACCGCGTCAGCGTGACGGACTTGGAATCGAACGTTACTTATCCGATGGACGTGAAGGTCAGCAAGACCGTCGAGCGCAGTAAGCCAATGGACGATGGTACGTTTATCAGCGTACGCACGAATAGCTACGGCAAGCCTGTCTATACAGTGTTGGCGAATGATGATGACCTGCTGAACAAACGCGGTGCACTGTTCTCCAAGGCGATCCGCACGTTGGGGCTTCGCATTATCCCAGGCGACTTGCAGGACGAAGCAGAAGAAATCATCAAACGCATTCGCCAGGACACGGACGCGCAAGACCCTGATGCGGCACGCAAGCGTATTGTGGATGCATTCTCAGAAATCGGCGTAAAGCCGGATGATCTGGTGAAGTATCTGGGCCATTCAATCGACCAGTGCGCGCCATCCGAAATTACCAAGCTGCGTGACATCTACGGAGCGATCAAGGATGGCGAGGCTACGTGGAAGACGCTGATGGATCAGAAGGCGGAAAGCGAAGAACCGAAGACGGAGCACAAGCGGCGCGGGCCAGGTAGCGCGACCAGCAATGCCATGGGCAGCGAGGATATACCGCAGTGAAGTGGGTATGTATCGTGTTAGGCCACGCCAAACCGAACGCCACGACGCGTAAGTGGGGCACGTTCCGCCATCAATGGTGGGACTGCCCGCGCTGCGGAAGAATAGCTTACTCACAGTTCAAGGATTGACATGAACATCTTCATCAAAATCCGTCGCTACATGCGCGTGCACGACACGGCAACCGTGGCCGAGCTGGCGGCACATTGCTTACGCTCGCGTGACACTGCATCAAATGCCGTGCGGCGCATGGTCAAGGGCGGCGAACTGAAACTGGTTGGCAAGGACGGCACGCAATGCATCTATTCGGCCGACAAGCTGAAGCCGGACGAGACGCGCATTGTCATCTTCAATAAGCCATCAGTGTCAAAGCCGAAAGAGACGAAGGTGACAGCGAACCTGATGCCTGGTGCGCGTTATGTGGCAGAGCGTCATCCGCAGCGTACTGATACGCATGCGACTCGCTTGAATCGACCGAGTGCGTCTGATTTCAGTCTATAAGGAGAAGTCATGCAACTGAGTACGCAAGACCTACGCGAGAACGCGCAAGCCTATCCGGTGACGACTGTTGAACTACCGCGAGACACGTTCATGGATGGCGTATTCGACGCATTTGCCGAAATCGCCAAGAAGGTGAAAATCTGGCATCTGCGCCGTATCGTTAAATATGCGGAGCGCACAATTGCCACGCTTCCGGCAGAACGTGCGGCGACCGAAATAAGCATGCAGCAGAGATTGGCGCGAGATATGCGCATCATGAACCACAATGCCGATCTACTGATGCGAGAGGCCGAACATGCGGCAAGCGAGTCACGGATTGCGCTGCAAGAGCTGGGGGTAAAACCGTGATCTGCGTCAGCGAAGCAGCGACTAAGTTGGGCATATCCAACGTCCGCGTGCAGCAGCTATGCCGCCAGGGACGTATCTTTGGTGCGCAGAAGGTCGGGCGTGCTTGGGTGTTGCCGGATGTGCCGGTGATTCTGCCGCCTAGCAGTAATCGCGGGCCTAGCAAATGGAGAACGAAATGATCAAAGAATTTGTGGCGATTTTCGATGCCAATCGACAAGCGATTCTTGACGACATAAAAGCAAATGAGCCGCAAGACTATGAGGACTTATTCAGACGCTTGATCAAGATTCTGAGCAAAAACGACGATGCTCGCAATGTGCCTGATCCTGAACGCATCACGGTAATAGACGAAGGTGAATTTACAGGTAATCGCGTATTTATCGTCGGAGAGTCTGGTTATATTTCATATAAGTATTGGTATTGCCACATTAAATATGGCAGCTGTTGTGTATGCGATACCTTCAAGTCAATCCGCGGCTACGACGATAGAGCTAGCGATACACTTACAGATGACGAGGCGAAACAATACCGTGACTTGATGCTGCACATGGTGCAAGAAATTCGCCTGTGCTATGGCGGTGACGAGATCAGTGAAGACGACAAGTAATCTACTTTCCTACCTTTTGCAGGTCTACGTGACGAAGCTCTACAAGCGTGCCGGCATCAAGGGCGGCAGCAGCCATTCCGGTCGCCGCTCCCTGGCTACCAAGGTGCTGGCGAAGACCGGCGACATGGAGATGGCCGCGCTAATCCTGGGCCACGACAGCATCGACGTGAAGGCCCGCTACATGGATGTCGATAAACGGATATTGAGGCAGGCGTTCATTGATGTTATATAACCCACATTGAGTATATTCAATATGGTGACAATGTGACGCAACAGGAACTACTGAGACACGCTATGCAACTCCTCGGCATGACCCGCGAGGAGTTTGCAAAGCGCATAGGCACGAAGGAGAAAACGCTTGATCGGTGGCTGCTTCCCGATTACAGCAAGGACAGTCGAGCGATGCCAGACATAGCCTGGAAGTTCGTAGATGAAATTATAGAGCGGGCGACGAACGGTAGTTGATATATCCACAATGTGGATATAGTATCCAGTCATCGAACAACGCTTAGGAGTGCAGATCATGGCAGTAGCACAGAACGTCAAGCGAGAGGTGGCTAGTAACATCAATCCGATCAAGAGCAGGTTGATTGACGAACTGCGCACGCTTGAGCAAACGCCAGGTTGCGCTGTAGCCGCGCGTGAACTTGGCACGATCATCGGCCGCCTTGAGCACTGGCAACATAAGCAACGCTGAAAGGAAACGACGTGGGCAAATCCAACGGCGGTAAGGCTTATTTCGAGGCACTTGGCAAGCGCCGCGCACTTTCTGGGTTAGGCGTGTTGCTTGGAGCGAAAGAGCGTCTTACGTGGCCTCTTTGGGCTAGAGAAGCATGGCTGAGTGGTTGGGTGTTTCATGCGCCTATGGCTGGTAGAAACCTACTCGATGCCTTCACGCAGGAGCTGATCGAAACGCCAGACTCTGAGATTCTGGAAGGGCTTGACCCTACCGCAGTGAAGGCGACTGGGTTGAACATTCTGCGCCAGGCAATGGCGCGTGTCGCAGCAACGAACTGAGAGGAAACGAGGTCGCCATGCCTAGCACTTTTGAGCAACAACAGGAAGCATTGCGTGATTGCCAAGACGCAGCGTTGGCGTGGTGGGAAAGCCATAGGCCAGCAGCATGGAATGTGCGTAGGCACCTTGACAATCCAAAGATAAACACAGGATCAACGGCAGAAGCATTTTTGGCTGAATCCATTGCGGCTGCCGTTGAAATAGGCGCACTTTGAAAGGAAACGAAGTGACAGATCTGAAAGACTTGCTGATCCTCTGCGACATGGCAACTCCAGGTCCGTGGGAGCTTCAGACCAGTAATAGCTACCGCCGTGTCGGGACTCAGTGCGCCGATGGTGATGTTGTTCGTGGAACCAATCACCCTCTGGACAACTGGCCGGATTTGGCGGCCAAGGCCGGCACGCTTGAATTCATTGCAGCGGCCGACCCCGATACGGTTCGGGCATTGGCGCTGGAGGTGCTGGCCTGGCGCGAGCGCTACCCGCAACAGGTATATCGCCCGCAGGATGACTGCGTTGCACTTCGCTGAAATGAAACTAAATGGAGCAAGTCATGGCAACTGCAATGGAGCGCGTCAAGGAGAAGTACCCGAACGCCACGCCACGTCGTTATAAGACTCATGGCGGCATTAGCTACTACCTTCTTTGGTCAAATGGTATAGAGCGCGGTGTACGTCTCTCCGAAGGTAAGACGGCTGCTGCGGCGTGGTCTGCGGCTGCCAAGAAAATTTCCGCCAAAGCGGCGCAGTGAAAGGAAACAACGTGCCGAATCTTGAGCTTTCCGGCGACGCAAATATACCGGCCATGCCGATGACGGACGCCGAGGTGAATCACTTGCGGCGGCTATTGGCCTGGATGCG